AGCCTGTTAGTACCTGCTGTTGCAAGTGCAAGTGTATCTGCACCTGGCGAATAGAAGCCGGTATTGGTATCACCGCTAAAAAATACACCAGGGGCACTTACGGTTCCTGCTGTTACACCAAGCGCACCCGTCATGGTGCCACCAGCAATTGGCAGCATCCCTAGGTTGGTGGTTACAAGCGAACCAAGGCTCACCCAACCGTTGTTGGCGGCATTACGTTGCTTAAGGAGTCCATTGGCTGAATCAGCCCATAACATGTAGGCATAAGTGGTTCCCGGCTCGCTGGCACCAGACTGTAATGTCCCAAGTGCTAGCAGTTGGGTATTGAGATCTGCACGAAATGCAGCACCCGACTGGTTTGCAACATTTAAATCAGCTTGAGACATTAGACGATCTCCTGGCCGTAGCCGGTAGCAGTGTAGTGAAAATTGCGGCTGACAGCAGTGCCACCGCTATTGCGAAATGTCACCTGGAACCCTGTACGGGTTATGGAGTCAATTGTAGTATAGTCGCCGCTTACCATATTTAATGCTGTTATCACTACTTGTGGCGACCCATAAAATGGTTTTGCAAATGTAACGCTATATGACGCTGCGCCACTACTGATCGGCCCAGCAGTTTGGGAATTTTGCTGGAATAATGCTGTCATGCCTAATTCTTCAATAACTATATTTTCTCGTTGGTTTGGAGATATTGCGACAATTTTAAATTGTAATGTACGAGCCCTGACAAGATTTGATTCAAATGGAATCCAGTCGCTATAATCACTGCCATTGCTACTGTATCTAAATTTAAATTGTGCATCCGGTTCGCCGCTAACATCATCAATTGTTTGTAGGTCATCAACTAGCCCATACGTATCCCATAATGTGCCTGGATTATAAGCACGGGTAAGAATGCGCTTGCGCAAATTTAATTCATATACTCCGCTAAGATCAATAGTATTTGCAAATGCATATTCACCAGTAGAGACCACGCCACCAACGCCGTCAATATTTCCATAATCATCTACGTTGCCAGTCACCGAATCCCATAGATTTGCAACTGATAATGTCAAGCCATCTAAATCAGCGCTATAAAACATATTTGTTGCCGCACCTCCAAACGGTGGCACCGTCAAATCTTCTGCCATCGTTAACGTTGCATCACTAGCGGGGCTTGATGCCACTCTGACAACAAATGTAGGTTGCGGCTGCAATTGTGCTGATGCAATAAATGCTGTAGCAGCAGCAGATAAATTCCCGTCGCTATCTTCTGCGCGAACCAAGTAAGTGCCTGCTAAAAATGGCAATACTTTTTTGGTTTGGTTGCCAGCAACTGCGGGCACAATTGTTGTTGCATTTGCCCATTCTGCAGCGCTTGTTGCAGGTGAATGGCGGATTAATATTTTGCCGCCAACTCTTACGTCAAGATCAGGATGCAAATCCCATGATAATTCGGAAGATTGTTCATTAATTACATTTAAATATAAACCAGTAATATTTGCAGGTGGTTGTGTTTTGCCAATTACGATATAACTTGATTCTGTTACAACAGATAAAACACCTAATGTCGATATGGCTTGAATCCTAAATTCATATAATCCAGCCTTAGCGTCTCCCAACTCAATTGCAGGCGCTGATGTTTCCGGCAATGTGACCCAATTATCTTGCGCTGCCCTGTAGCTAACAATATAACCACGGGCGCGGTTTACTGGTGTAAAGCTTACATTAACGCGGATTAATACAACCGCACCAGATTGGTATAGATTTTCAGATATTGTTACACCACTTGGCGCATCTGGTTGTTCTATTAAATTGGTTACATCTCGTTGCTCAAATGGAATGCTGCGCTCAATATAATCAAACTTACCAGCTGCGTATGCTATTGCGCTAATTTTATAAATTGATGGCTCTTCTTCTGTAACGCTAACAACCCGCCAAGTTGAGGTTTCTAAATCTGATGATTGCAATATCCATACGCCACTGGCTTGCGGCGCTTGGCTATAGGCAGGTGCAACAGTAAAAACACGCCCAGTCTTACCAGTGACGCTACGCTCCTCAATGGTGCCATCGGGTAAAATGACGGATAACTTGGGACTACTGGTGGGCAGTGAAATATCATCATCAATAGTCACAGTGGTCGTTGTTGCTGCATTTATCCGGCCACCACGGCGCGATCCAGCCCTTAGCGGATCGGCAACCTCGATCACCATGCCAGGGCGAACGATAATGCCAGCCTCTAGCGCTGCACTAAAGCTGATTGTTTCACATTCATTTTGTTCGGTATAAAGCAACCATTCACCAACCCGCCTGGCTTGTGCTCTACTATTACAAGCAAATGCAGTAATTTGCGAAATTACAAGCCCATATTTTGCAACTGCAGCAGCATCTTCGACATATTCATACGATACATCACGCTTATCCATGTCCATATATTGGACAATGCAAACTGTATGACGTGACTTAAGGCTTGAACCTTCATAATTAAATGTGCCTTCAATTACATTAGCTGGTGAAAACACATAACTTGTATCTGCAGGCCTGTCAGCACTAAGCGCAACGCTACCAGCAGCCCACCATGCCATACCTCGAAATATTGAAGTCATTTCTTCGATCAAGTTAAATGCTTCTTCTTCCGTTTGAATATTTATATTGCAACCAAATCGCGGCTCTAATGCGCCAAAACCATTAGGCAATAATTCATTGCAATATTGACTGATTGCATAAAAACTAAATTTATCTAATGTTGCTGCAGAGATATTGCAACCATATCTGGAATCTGTAAGTAAATCCCACAAGCACCATGCTGGATCTGATGTCCATTGTGCTGCTGCAAATGTACCGCCCCATACACCAGAATATGTAATTCGTCCTGGATATGTACTAGCATCAACTGTTCCATTGTCTGGTATTGCTACCTTGATGCCACGCACCAAGTAACTACGGGTTGGAATGCTAGAAAAATTTTGTGCATTAAATTTAAGCGCAACTAACGCTGAGTTTGGATACCTAAGTTTTGAGTCATTGATTTCGGTGTAACTTGTCCAATAGGTTTGATTTTGCAGTCGTACCGTAGTAGGCGACGGGCTAAGCCTTGTGACACGAATATTTACTGGAAATGCACCTGAGACTGGTATTTTGTAATCTCGCTGAAAATTTGAACTTGATTTACCTGAAATCGTATCGCTAACAACTGTTGCATAAGATCCGCCATTGTATTGGATTTCAACTTTTACTTGAACGCTAGTACCGACAATGTCGCCGTTTTCATTTTGATATTGCAACGCAGGCAAACTTAAAGTAATTCGCAGGCTGTTGACGATAGTACTTGTTATTTGCCTTACATGAGGCTGGTTGGGCAGCATTTCAAGGTTGACCGCATTTTCCCGTTGAGTATCGGTAAATCCAGCTATGCTTGTTTGATTTTGCGTTCCATTTCTTGTTTCAATTTGTACTTTAGAAAAGTTAAACGATCCGTCCGCATTCTGCAATGGCGTGTCGTCTAAGTAAATTGATTGATAGCTATTTTCAAGGCCATAGATTTCGCCTTCACCAATCAAATCCAATATATATGCATAAGAAGAAGAAGATATATCATCCCCTTGTTCTGTTGGCCTATATGGTTCAACTACTTGATAAGCGGGAGGTTGCTGAAATGCATTGGCAAATGAATTTTGCGATTTTTGCTTAGACGAACCGCCAGCGCCTTGGATCAACTTTGTCATACGATGTCGATACCAGCGCTAATTGTTACTGATCCTACCCAAATTCTGCCATAAATCACGGGCACCGGCAGCCCCTGCGAGCTGGTATTTTGAATGCCACTAAAGTTATAGGATTCAAGCCGCTTTGGATCGCCACGGTCGCCCCGCTGGCTTGATGCATATCCAGACGACATTAACGGAGATGCAGTAGATAATTTAGGCACTGGCGTTAGAACTTGCGCGATGCCACCAAGAGCCAGGCTCAAGCCAATGCCAGCGCCAACAGTTGCAAACGTGCCAAGGCCAAGCACACCACCAGCAAAACCAAACGCAAAGCCGGAAGCAATGCCAGCAGTTAATACGCTCAAAGCAATCAAGCCAACACCAGCAAGAATCTGGCCAAACCCACCGCCGCCGCCAGCACCCATGATTACAGGGATGATGCTAATGGTGCCCCGCTCACCGGTTGGGTGATGCAAATCTGTATGTGGATTAATTAACGACCGTCCAACCTTAACCTTATAGCCATAACCCTCTTTATCGCCATCAATCAAAAACTTTTCTAGGTCCGGGAAGTTTGCCAGCAAAAAACGCACCGCTTCTGCGGCGCTGGTAATCTCGGCCTTAAAGCTGCGAGCGCCACAAAACTCAGCTAGGCGGCCATAGAGCTTAACGACTTTCATGCCTGACGACCCTACCAGTCTGCTTTAGATAATAGCCGCCCAACAAGTCACGACTGCTAAGCCTGCCACGAACGTGGTGCAGGATCTGTTGATCGCCCAGGTAAACGGCAACATGGTTGAGCTGGCCATCGTTGCGGTCTAATGCCATCAGCAATGCATCGCCCCTGGTGGCCTCATTAATGCTGACCTCATAAAACCCAGCGGCTTTAAAGCATTTCTCGAACATTGGCGCCACCTCAAACTGATCAGGTGTTGGCCGTTGCCAGTCTGGAAGCTTTAGATCCCATTCGACTGCATACCAATCACGCACCAATGTCCAGCAGTCAAGCACCGACCATGCATACTCACGGCCTACAAGAGGCGCTTGGTAGCCAACAGGGCAGCAACCATCCCATGTCCTGGTGTTTGGATTGACAATCCACCACGGCAACCCTGAGCGCTCACACGCAACCCGATCAGCTTGGCTTGGTGTCGATGGCGTATGTGGATGGCTATGAATCACGCTCACAATTTCGCCTGCATCCTCGGCTGCCGCATAATCCTCTGGATCAATGGCAAACATTTCTTGGCCGTTGGCTGCAATATTGCGGCATGACCAGTAGCGGCGGCGGCCTTTGACCACCACCTCGAGGCCGCATGATTCCATTGGTGCTTCGGCAATGGCATGATCAAGCGCTGAAGCTAGGAGTTGTTCGTTCATTTTGATTGCCCAACGCCAGGAAATGATCCAAAGGGTAGATCATTCTTTGCGCCAAATCTTGCGCTGCAACTAGCCAAGCGCTTAGCGCAATTATCAACAGCACTGCTAAAAGTTGGCTGATCGTTCAAATCATAAAGTTGCGTAAAACCAACACTACCGCCAGATACAGAAATTGGTATAAATTGACCAATATTTTCGACAACAAACTGGCTACCGCTAGCAGAGACTAAAATACTCCGATTGGAAACAGCAGGAGAAAAACCAGTCCAAGATGTGTATAATTCATCGCCAGTGGACAATCCATGGCTAAAGTCTGTTGTAACATTTATATATATATCTTGCACTGTTACGTTACCGCTTGTCTGGTAAGTTGCCACTACGTTGCCACCGTAAGAAGAAGGGGCATCTTCTAAATACAAATTAACCTGAAACGTATTGACAGATGTAACAGTCACATATAAAGCGCCATTCCAGCTATAATCTACATAAGAAGTTTCTCCGGTATCGCTATTAAAATAACTTGCTACACTCCATGTAAATTGGAAATAAGGAGCTTGCCCAGTTGTAAATCCATGGTTTGGCATTGTAATATCTAATAATGGATTGATAGGGTATATTTCGCCTTCGCTTCCAGTTGTGTAAGGCCTGCTAAAGCTTCCAGATCCGCCCACTGGTACGCCACCGCCACTTGGTGTAAATGAATTAGTGCTAGCGTTTGTTACTGTATAAATGCCATCAATTGCAGTACCAGAAGTAAAATCAAACCTTAATCGTTGCCCGTTTGTAAATCCATGGTTATTAATTGAAATTGTCAATACTCCGCTAGTTTGCGTATAAGTTCCGGTTTTGCGGTTCATTTCAAAACTTGCATTATTGCCACCATTATCAGGTGGGTTCCATCCGCATTCGGTGCCTTTATATTTCCATTGGCATATGTTTTGAATTGTTTGCCGTCGTGGCAGCCTCATACCTACCAAATCAAGAGAAGATGCAAGTTCAAATTCAACAATCTCTCTGTTTTCTGTTACCTTACGATCAATATAATAAACTTCAGCAGGCATCACGGCGGTAGGATCAGCTGATGCATTAACGCCACCGGGAAAATTGACGGCATCAAGAAATTTGGCTAATGTTCTTATTCTTGTTACCTTAGCTCCACTAAGATCATTGCCAGGATTGCTTGAATTGACTGACAGCAATATTGCCGTTACCGTGCTCAGCACGTTAGCAACCCTGATTCGTGGCCGTGGCAATGATCCGCTGCTGTTATATTCAAACCCACCGGCTTCAATTGGAAACCTAGTATAGGTATTGCCATCCCATACTAAATTCTGTTGCAAGTTATTGGTGCCTGCATGGAATCTATAAATAGTATTTGCGCCATGCAATGATGCGACAAGTTGCAGCTCAAATAATTCAATAATTGCACTAGGTGCTAGCTTTTGCAGTTCAGCAATTACAACTTGTGGAGTGGTCATGGTTCCATCAATTGCTCAAATGTGGCTTGTATTGTATTGTAATTATAATTATCTAATGTCCGGCTCCATTCACGGCAGATCCATTTTGCACTATTACCATTAGGTGGTGTCCAATCAAAGCTTTCAGTGCCTGCTCTTGCATCTAAGAATGTTTCAATTGCATTAGCATCAGTATCGCTACGATTTTTGAATGTAAGCTGCCATTGTTTTAAGTTTTGGTTAATGCCAAACTGTTGCCTAGCTTCATAACCATCGCCAAATTTTACTTGCGTTACAGCAGGTTTGCTGCTGCGTACCGCACCAAAGTCAGCAGTATAGGAAAAAGTACTCACGCTAGTAGGCCTCCGGGGCGGCGTTGTTTGATTAGCTCAGCCTGCACTGCTGCACTTAATACCTTACCAAGTTGATCGCCACGGCCTCCGTTGCCTTGCACACTAGTGCCCTTTGCATCAACGTTCACGACCACGCTGGTGCCACCGCCGCCGCCTTGCATGGCCACCGGAATTCTACGACCATCAGGCAACGGCACATAGGCCTCATTCATGCTTCCTTCACCAAATAAAGCCATTTGAGGGCTTGAGGCAATACCGCCGCCAGCATAAGTGCGCAAGGGCATGGCGCCCATTGATGTCATGATGCCGCCATTGGCCATCAAGGATGGAATTGTAAAGCCAAATGACCCAAGACCACCAGCGGCAGAGGGCGATGGGAATAACCCGCCAAGTGCTGAAAGCAATGGTCTCATAATTGTTTGTTGAATAATTATTCGACTCATGTCAGCGATAATTGATTGCGCAAAATCAGCAAAGTTAGCTTTGCCAGTAGTTGCAAGAGCTGCCAATTGATCCTCAAGACCTTTAAACGCTTGAGTTGTCATCCCGGAAACTGAATCACGCAATGTACCAATTTGCTCAATGTATTGATCAAGTCCTTGCTTAAAGCCTGCACTAATGCTGGTTCGCGTTAATCGTTCTTCGATAATTTTAGTAAATTCTTCAATCAATTTCAAGCGTTCACGGTCTTGCTGTAATAATTCATCCTGCACATTTTTAAGCGCTGATTTTTCTTGAACTTCCAAGATTGCTAGCCTTGCGCTTCGTTCGCCTAAATAATAGCTTGACTCTTCATCACTTTTTGATTGCTTCATTTTATCATTATATTCATTTATTAATTGCCCGCGCTTTTGGTCATACTCAACTTGAATTTTTTTAATTGGACTAATTGTTTGTAAAATTTCAAGTTCATTGGCTGCCGATCTGTTTGCTTGTTGCGCTGCTCTAAGTTGCTTAGTTCGTTCTTCTGTGATTTTTGCTTCAGCTTCAAATCGTTGCGCAGCATTTCCCCCGGCTTCAGTAGCGCCATAAGGAACATTTGCAATTGTGCCACCAAAAAATGTATCCAATGCCCGTCTTCTATTGGCATTCATTCGTGCCACGCCACTTGCCGGGCTAGTGCCAAAAATATCTTCCTTGTTAATATTTGCTTTTGGGTTGCCGCCTAAAACTGTTCTATATAAAGACAAAAGACTGGCACCTTCCGTGCTTTTATCTACGCTTGCAAATCTATCTTTTAAAAATCTAACAACTGGCCCTTGCACTTGCTCTTCAAAAGATTGGCCTTTATACGCACCATATTGTTGGCGCTCAGGGGCTCCGAATTGAATAAGGCCCATATAATTGCCACCAGCTCCGCCCATCATTGATGGGTTATATGCACCGCCGGTTTCAAAATCAATGATCGTTGCCAGATCCAATGGACTAACGCCAAGTTTTTTGGCTGCTGCTACTAATGCTTGGCCGCGACTGCTTAATTTGAATGGCTGAGCAGCGGCACCACTAACGCCCATAGCAGACAAATCAGCAGCAGTGCCACCTGTGCGGCGCCCCGTACCAGGGGATGGCGCATCTGTCCACATCCGTTGGATTGCCTTGAAATCTTCTTGCGCCTGACCAATACCAGAAGTAAATCCTTTGGAAAGCGCTTTGCCGGCGCCAGTATAATCGCCTTTTAATGCTTTATCAATTGCATTGAAACTATAAATCGCTACTTTTGCTAATTGATCAACTAATTTAATCGTTGCATAAATTACTGTTGCAATGCTTCTTAGGCCAACTTTAATAACTTCAAACAATGCCGTCCAATCATTTTTAGAATCAAATAATTTGCTAAATTCATTTAAAATAGATTGCAAAGCTGGCAACATAGCATCTGTCAATTCCAAGCCAAAGCCGTTGGCTTTAATGCCCATCGTTGTAATTGTATCGTTAAACAAATCCGATCTTGCCGCAAAATCATCACTAATTTTATAAGTAAACTGCTCCATTGACTTGGCACCTTCGTTCAACAAAGGTATCAATGCCGTGCCAGCTTTGCCAAACAATGCAACAGCGGCAGCAGCCTTGCCTGCGCCATCAGGCATATCAGCAAAACGATCAGCCAGTTTTTTTAATACTTCATCGGCTGGCAATATTTTTCCAGTTGCATCTTTTATTGATACGCCAAGCCCTGCAAATTTTTGCGCTGCTTCTTTATTACCAGCGCCAGCGCCAGCCAGCGCAATATTCAATTTTGTCAAACTTTTGCCAAGTACTTCCATGTCAACATCAGCAAGCTTGGCAGCGTTGCCAATGCCTGTCAACGCTTGCGCTGATATGCCTGTCTTTTGCTGCAAAGCAAATAGTTGATCACCTGCCTCTGTTGCCTTTTTAATGATGCCGGTAAAACCAGCGACAACGGCTGAACCTGCAACAGCGGCGCCAAGCGCCTTCATGCTTAATGCAGCATTCTGAACATTGCCCTGCAATCCCTTCATGGAATTGCCAAGGCGTTGAATATTTTGCTCACCTACAACGTCAGCCTTGATTCTTAAAAGTGCGTCAAGATTCATGACTTACGTCTCCTTGTTAATGATGGCCAAGGCAGCGGCTTCCATAGCTTGAAGATCTTCAAAAAGCAAGCGCTGGTCTTTGACCATATACATGCTAAAGATCCATGCCATCACGCCATAGTCTAGCCCAATCACTCCGCTGGCACTAGTGCGCCATTGGGTCTGCAGCCTAAGAAACATTTCGACCGATGTCCAGTTTTCTGGAAGCACCTCAAAATTGTTAAGCTTAGCTGTTGGCTTAGGTGCGTCAATACCTAAGCCAGCGGCATCCTTTTCTGTTTCGTCAATTATTCTGCCGTGAGCCCAATGCTCAACGGCATCTATTAGTTTTTTCTTTTTGCTCCGTTCAAGCTGGCAAAATAAGCAGTAATGACAGATGCCGCCAGCATCGGCACTTCTAGCAATTGTTCCAAAGCACCTTGGCTAAAAGGCACCTCTTGACCGGAATCATCATTGATCCCAGACCAGCCGACCAGCACCTCAGTCGCAATAGCAGCATCGGTGATCTCGCTGCTTTCGATAAGTTGACCAATTTCGCGGATGCGAGATTGAGATAATCGCTTAAATTCGCCATCAAAAGTTTGCTTTTCATGGCGGCCACCATCGGATGGTGTTTCAAACGAGACTGGCCAGCGGTAAGTGTCCGACTGCTTAAGAACAAATGCCATGAGGATCAGGTGTAAACGAGGGACAGTTCGTCGTTGCCAGCGGCGGTTGGAGTCGCCACATAAGGCAGGTTCATCATTGCAATGCCATTCATATCAGCATATGAGGCATCAGCTAAGTCGGATTGCGCCATCGTTAGCGTTGCAATGTTACCAGCAGTGGTGCCATGCTGAAACGAAATGCTGCCGGTGGTTGAACCGGTGGACACCGTGAAATAGTTCTTGGTGGCCAACAGCACAGCATCGATTGACATGGTTCCGGCAGGCTTGCGATCAGTAATCAGCACTTCCTTGGTGCCGCCGATCAATTCGCGGTAAACAATCTCATTGCCAATATTGAGATCAATGGATTGCAACGCACCAGAATAGCTGAACGCCGAGAAGCTAGTGGTATTGCCGTTCTTAAAGATCAGCGGTGTTGCTTGGTTGGCGTAGGTCGGCGTAGCAAGCGCTGTATCGGTAGGAGCGTT